CCTGGATAAAAATAACTATTACTACCATTTGGATAAAACCAAATATTCATTGCACCTGCAACTTTTGTATCTTCTACTGGTGTTCCTGTACTATTATCTATTAATGCAATTACCTTACTACGATCTGTAGCATCAAATTTCATTTTTTTATCTGCCCAATATGCAAATGGATAACCAATATTATCAGGATCTTCAAATGTTATTGAACCAAAATCTGTTACTTCGCTGAATGCAAGACAATACCACATATATTGTTGGTCTGTACTTATTTTTGCATCTGTAACAATATGTGGCATAAATGCATTACCATATACAACTGGTAATTTATTTGTTGTTGCGGCACCTGCAGGTACACGATTACCTAATTCTGCCGTTGAACTTCCGCTTGCACCTGATTGATCCTGTTGTTGTCTTGTTAATAAACTACTGACAACATATCCTGCTAATACACGTGAACCAAATGTAATGGCTGCTGCCGCTACACTACCTGCTTCAAACAATGCCGCTGCCGCACCACCTGTATAAATGATTGCTGCCGCTGCTACTAAACCTTCGACTAATGAACTAAACCATCCCATATATTACTCCATTATACTTTCTTACCAAAATTGAAATAAGCATTCATTAGATTTGGAACATTAATCATACTATTATCAGCATCATCATATAATTTCCAACTAGTTGGATTGGTATTTCTTCCAGAAACATGATTTTCTAAGATTGTTCTAAAATTACTACAGTTAAAAGCAACTGTATAGGTATCAGTTCTATCATCCATACTTACAGATTCTTGAATGGTATAACTTGTTACAATGCCTGTATAACGTGTATAAACTGTAGGCAATAAATTGTAATTAGCATCATAGAAACCACGATAGATTGTAACTTCACTACCCTTTAATGTATATTGATCGCTTAGTACAATATAAATGTTATTTTGATCTACACCACTTAATGAAATTGATGTATCGAAACTTGTTGCTTTCAAATCACGTTGTTGTGTGCTAATGCCTAATAAACCTGACAATGGATTATATACCAATCCATCTATGGTTTCTTCTTTATAACTTGAACTGAATGTATAAACTTCATAACCACCTGCACTTAGATGTAATTTAAGTTTAACGAATTCAGCACTGTTAATATATCCTGTGTCATTTACTGGTGTAATATTATTCATTTGTTAATCCTATACTTATTTATTAACTTGCTACCCATTCGTGTAGGACGAAGTTATCGCTAAATTGTACATATGCATTGTTAATCAACGAACCATTCAAATACTTACTACCACCTGGGATCAATTTATATGTAGGCATATTAGGGCAGAACAATCTAAAAACTACACTATTACCAAAGTTAATATATGTTCCATTTGTTGGTTGTGTTCTAAAAATATTTGGACGATGAGTTGTAACAACAACTGTGGGTCCTGTACCTTTCAATACTCTTGTTGTGCTTGTGAAAGGATAAGGATAACCTTGTACTTGTAGGAAATCACCTTGTTCTAAAACAACGGAAGTTGATGTTGCACCTGTAACACCTGATACATTCAATACTAGTTGATTACCAACCATACTATTAAATGTAATATGATTACGTTGATCTAATGTTAATGTACCTTGATATCCCATCATCCATGTTCCTAAGTTACCAAATGTAACTTCTTCTGGAGTTCTACGGTCTAACAAATCAAGACTTTCTAAAATTTGTCTGGCATCATTATAACGCAAACGTGCAGGAGTCGTTAATGTAAAACGCCATGGATTATAACTGGGAGTTTCGGTAACTCTTGGTAATTCATTACGTGTAAACTGTATACCAACTAATTTACGACGGTTGATTTCAATACTATCACTAATATCAATTATGTTTTGTAATCCCATTTTATCTTCCTCTTACCAAATTCATTGGTAGTTCTTTCTTGGCTTGCTCAACTGTACCTAATAATAGATGTCTATTTTGTGTGAATAGTCTTGCAACGCTAGCACCATCAATCGCACTGATGTTATTTGTAACATATGTATTTTGTACTGGAGTTCCACCCATTGCATTGTTTGGTACGATTGTTCCTGCTGTTCTTGGAATGAATAGTTCAGGACCTTTCTCACCAACAATACTTGGTCTATCTAATGGGGGGCTACCACCAGTTGCGAATCCTAAGAAACCTAATCCAGTACTTATTAAATCACCCAAGAAGCCACCACCGCCTCCGCCGCCACCGCCTCCAGCAGCACCTTTCATAATTTGCCAAAGATTCATTGCACTTGCTTTTAATTCAATTTTAATTAAATCTTTAATAACCGAAGTCGCAAAATCTTCAAAACTTAATTTACCATTATCAACAAAATTGTCAATTGCTCTTGTCATGTTATCCCATAATGCATTTGTTTTTTGTTGTGCAACTTGATATGGATCCATACTACGTGCAATTTGTTCAAAGGCTGCTCTTGCACCTGCGGCACTTGATTTACGCAATTCATCTTCTTGTCTATATTTTTCTTCTAGTTGTTGTCTTGACCAATTATAATAAGTTTCTTCATCAGACATACGCTTTTTAATATCATCACGTGCTGATTGTGTAGTAGCAAGACTATAATCCTTTTGCATGGAAAGTCTTTTTCTATTATATTCTGTTTCTAAACTATCCAATTCATTTAATCTTCTAACTTGTTCCTCAGTAGCGGCACCACTAATAACCATAGCATTATTACTTGCTTGTCTATCTACGCTAACTAAATCAGCCATACGACTCATTTCATCGGCTTGTCTTGCAATTTCTAATCTTTGTCTTGCAAGGTTTTCTGTTCTGGTAAATTCTTCATCTTTTAATTTTTTAACTTCACTTAAATTACTTTGTACTTCTGTAATTTGTTTTTTGTATTCACTAACAACACCTTCATTGACGCCTTTACGTTGACCCATAACCATATAGCCTTTTGCTTCTTCTTCGGCTATTTGTTTCTTTAACATCAAAACTTTATTATTGGCTTCTTGTTCTAATTGTGCATTGGTTGTAATTCTTGCAGCCTTATCTGTATCCATACCAATTGTAGATATGACAGTTTGTAAATATTTTCTTGCCTGTAAATCTTGATTTCTTAATTCAAGTGTTTGTTGTTGTGCGGTTACCAATGCCTGATGGCGTGAACGCAATTCTTCTTCGGTATATAATTGTACTTGACGTTGTGGTACTATTGCTTTTTTGGTTTCATTTGCGGCTTTTTCTTTTTCTTCTCTGATTTTTCTTAGTCTATCTAATTCTTCATCTTCACCTGCATTTAATCCACCAGCATAAGTTAATAGACCAATACCAACACCTATCTTACCTAACAGTCCTAACTTACTACCAAAACCCATTGATGAAACTTCAGCAGCCTTCATTGCTGCCGCTAATTTCAATATGGCTTGTGTCATGTCTACAACCATTGCAATTGCTTTTAACCCAAATGCGGCTGCTAATGCAATTTCTACTGCTTGAATAACTTTTCTTGCTTTTTCTAATTCATTTGTAGTGTCACTAACTTTACCAACAATTGGTTCGAACAAACTTAATATCTTATCAATAGCCTCCATTGCGGCTAATTTAAGGTTAAAGAAACTACGTTCTAATTTGTCATTTAATTCAGCACTATGCTCAATTGCTTTTTGTAATTCATCAAAACTACCTGTAGCAAGAATTCTATCAAGTTCTTTAGGATCAATATCTTTGAAACTCTTTCCAAATACATCCATGCCTAATGCTGTACGTTTTGCACCTGCTTCCATTTGTGCAAGACTATGTATGGCTTTATCAAATAATGCTTGCTCACTTAAATTTTGTAAGTCTTGAAATGTGATGCCCAAATTACCTAATGCTCTTTGTGCTGTATCTATACCTTTAGCCGCATCATCAACTTTATTAAAAAAGGCTGCAATCATTTTACTTGCATTGTCAGCACTTCCACCTGCTTGTTGCATTGCCGCTTGGAATCTAGCAATGCTGCCAATACTCATACCTGTGGCTTTTGCTAAATCGCTTATACTATCGGCAAGTTTAAGTACTTCATTGATGAATGCAATAACACCAACACCAAGAATTGCTGTGGCTAACCCACCAATTTTATCACTGGCGGCTTTGATCTTTTCAGTGCCTTCTACATCTATTTTGATTTTATAATTGTCTATTGTAGTAGCCATTACTTTTCCTTACTTAATTCTAATGCCTGTTTTTTGATATACATAATCACGCAAATGTTCAATAGTTGGTTGACTCATACCATCAGGTGCTTGTTCACTACCACGCATTTGACCATCACGATAACCTCGACCTTCATCTAATACACCTGCATATGGATAATCAGCATTAATTTCATTACCTGCTAATTTTGTATTTCTCTTAGCATATCCAGTATCAATTGGTGTTACATCTACAAACTTTTTATATGCTTCTTGTGCAAGCATATTACTATTTAAGGTTGTTAATATTCGATTAAGTCTACGGTCTATGTTACCTGCCATTTGCATTCTCCAACATTTGTTTCATATCATTTTCGCTTAGTCCATAGATTGAAGGATCAACTTTGCCTTCACTCTTTGCTTGTTCGTATGCCAAATATGTCGCAAGTACATCGGTAATCATAATATCGTAGGTAGTAGCACGTGCTTTTACTTCATGTGGTAACATGCCGTATTTCTCTGCCATTCTACCTACTGAAATCATTTCTGCTGTTCTCCAGGATTTTGTGTCAATGACTTGCGATGTGACTTTCCCAATACTTCACCTATTTTCTTAACAACTTCTGTTGCAATATCAATTGGTAAATCTTCATCCTCACCTATCGCTGGATTACCATCTTCTGATAGTACAAGTTTGCGAATCATTTTTTCTAGATTATTCATTTGACCTTCACTACGTGCATCATAGAATTCAAAATATGTTGATAGGCTTACTACATCATATGTGTAAAATGTAATAACGTCACCATACTTTTCTACGATTGTAGGTTCGTCAATATTGACTTGTATTAATTGTGGTTTACTTGCTAGTTCTTTGATGTTCATTTGTTTTTTCCTCTATTAATTGGTTAATGATAGCGATGCGAAAACTATTTTTCGCTTTTAATTGCTTAACTGTATTTAACATTTCATTCAGCATTGGTGCCTGACGTGCTTCATCGGCTAGTAATGCTTGTAATTTTTCTTCTGTAGATTTAATCCACACACTGTTTTCTTCTTGATTCATTTGTTAACTTTCTGAAAAAAACGGGAGTTGCCTCCCGTTTTAATTGTGCCTAATTTACTTATTGTTTTAAGCAACCGTAGTGAATCCACCATCAACAGCGATGTTAAGTGGTGTAACCCAAACAGGTGCCTCAGGACTTGTTTTTGCTGCGATACTTGTGATAAAGCCAACTCCTGAACTTGCTGCGCTACCTGAGCCAGCCCAATCAATATTGAAATTAACTTGTGTCTTTGTACCACTTAGACCAATAAGACCTAAATAAGCCGCTGTACCTGCTGTAGCACTTGCATTACCAAAGAAAGTAACATCATCAATAACGATGTTTGTGCTAATTTCATTGTCTGCAGGAGTACTTAACTTACGCTTGTCAGCATCAGTAAAAGTTGTATAAGCATAAACACCAGTACTGTTGGTAACTGTTACATCCTGAATAAAAGGAATAACTAAGTTTCCACCACTAACTGCTGTGCTTAATGTAATAACTGGTTGAGTTCCAGTTGTATTTGTTGTAATTCTTGCCATGTGTTTCTCCTTGTGGTATGGTTATTGGAATTCTAATCTTGTTAAACTAAAACTATAGGTTCTGTATTCTGCACGATTCAAATATGTTTGTTGCATTGTATATTCACGACGGTGATATCCATTCAACAATGTATTGTCATCTACTATATCAGTGATTGCTTTTTCTGCTTTTTGTTTATCCTTGTCATCTTGAAATGTTACAAGAATGATAAACATTTGGTCGGTAGATTCATAAATGTTACCACCATAATTAACAGCAAGTTGATAGGGCACACGATTCGCTTCTGACGGATCATTAATATAAATCCCATGTCTATTAACTTCTTTGTTCACAGCATAGTCAGAAAATACCTCAAATCCAGTATTCTTGGATTTAAGATATGTAACTACATCCTGTGTACTAATTAATGGTAATGCCATTTTCTATCCTATTAAAAATATCTACGATCACCTTGAAAATAATCAACGTCTGCTTGATAATTTTCTTCTAACTTAGTAATAACACCGTCTCCGTATAAATCATAGAAATTAGACAATTGTGTTGCCTTTTCATATTCATTTGTATAGCGTTTTAGGCTATGCTCATAATTGATTTTATCTACTTCATTAATGTTACTAACATCAGTTACCAATGCTTCATAAAATATTGTTATTGCTTTGAAACAATCTAAACGAATTAGTGTTTGGTCATTAAGCATAAGTTTGCTAGGATTAAATGCCGATATCACTTTACCCTGTGCATTATTCTTAAAGTACCAAGCGCCCCAAGTATTTTCAACATACTTGGGCCACCATCCGAATTCTAATTGATATAATATTTCTTGGCTTCCTACATGAAAATAAGTGTCCCAATTCACATCAAGACTTGCGGCACGTTTTTCGGCTGCAGGATCATAGAATTGAATATCACTTGCTGTAGCATTTGAAATTCTTTGATATGGAACACTCATTGTATTTTTCCTATAATATTATTTTTTAGATTACACCATTGCCTGAGCGATATTGATCGCACCACCACGGCGTAGATCACCTGCGCCAGAACCGAAGTAACCAACACCTGTTAACCACATTTGCAAACCACCAGGCTTTTCACCCATCTTGATTTCCAAACCTTGTTTCATAACAGTGTAAACTGCTTGGTCACCGATATATCCACCGACTAAAACTGGAATGCCATTAATTCCAGCAATTGAACGTTCTGAACTTGGTAAGAATGTTGTGAACATAACCATGCAACCATAGATGTTTTCGATCTTACCTGTAGATAACAATTCGTTACCTAAGTCAGATAGATTAGCACCACCTTGTTGGCTGATAGCACCACCAGTTAATTCGCCTAATAGACGGAACTGTGTGTCTTGGTCAAGAATCAATGCTGGTGAACCTGGCAAACGAGCCTTTTTCCAGTTCAACTTAACATTACGTACAAGTTCTAAAACTGAAGTTGCTGTAAAGCCTGCTGTTGGTGATCCACCTGTATCTCCAACTACCATCAATTCCATAGCACCTAATGCGCTTGGACGATCAAATCCGTCAGCACTTGTTGCATAGTAATCGTTACCTGGGGTAAGTTTGAATGATAAGAAAGCCTTAGCAACACGTTGGTCAACTTTTTCAGCGAAACTTTCGCCTAGTTCACTACCTAATGTTGCTGCCAAGTTAAACGCTGTTGTCCAACCATAGAAAATATCAAACGCTGTTGCTGCCGCTGTTGGGCTTGCTGTGATACTGTTTTGTCCCAATGCTGGGTTTTGCTCACTAGCATCACCACTAACAGAACCACCAGATCCTGCAGGATTATAATCCTGATATGTAATAGGTGCAAAGATTGGGATTTCAAATACGTTACCCTGTGTAGGTGTAACTACTGTTGTTAAGTTCACTAAACCTACTGATTCGTGAACTGCTTTGATTGCGAAGTTTGCAATTGCTTTTTCGAAGCCATAGCCTTCGTCATTTCCACCGCCTAAAATATATGCCATGTTAATCTCCTTAAATTATGATATGTTGGCAATCAGAATACCTTCTTTTGACTCATGGAGTTAGAAACTGACACACTTGCACCTTTAAGTCCCACATTCTTACCTAATCCATTACGTTGTGCCCATGCATTAAATGCTGCTGGATCACGACTATAATCAGGTATCGCATCATCGGGTGCGCCTGCAAAGTTTCCTTGTCCAGGTCGTAAACCTGATCCGCCTTGTAGCGTATTCTGCTTTAATAATTTAGGGTTACTACGCCCTATTTCTTCTACAAGTCCGCGGATACTTAAAGGTGTACCATCTTGTGAATAGCGTTGTTGATTCTTACTGTTTACGATCATATAAGTGCCGTCATCATTCCAAACAATGTTGGACTTTACTTTACTCATTGCATAATCAATTAAATCACTATCAAACTTTTCACCCATTGCACCGCGAATATCACTATCTAATTCTTTCTCACGAAGTTGTTGTTCTTGCATTAACAATTTATTCTGTAATGCACTGAACTGCTCTTGAAGATCATTAGTAGTGGTTCTACCTTGCTTTGGTTGATTGTCACCTTTTGGCTGTACGTTGCCAACGCTTTGTTGTGTAGACATTGCTGCTACTCTTGCTGCCCATGCTGCTGCGGCTTCAACAGTTTCAAATGTTTGACCACTTGCGGCACTTAACGCATTAAGAATACCTTGCGTTTGACTCTTACGAATCGCACCTGGATTGACAGACTGTCCTTCAGAGTTTTGACTTGCATCAAGGTTCTCTGAGACCTGGCTATCGTTGCCAACGATATTGATTTCATTTTTGTAATCTGACATAATTTATTAACTTTCTGATTGTAACGGAATCACCGAATTGAATTGTATTTATCATCCTAATGTTGCACTCAATTGCCAATGCCATTTGCCATGCATACTTTGGCGATCTGCTATAAAGTTTGCTATGCCATTTTCACGTGCTTCTGTTGCTTCATCGAATAAATCTTTAAGCATGTCAAGTATCATATCATTGTCTTTCAACAATTCTTTAATCATTAACTCTGCCTTAGGAATCTTTGTTTGGTCATCAATCTCACTTAATTCAACATAACGACTAAAACTTGCTGGTGCAAATTCGTCTAATGCACGAATATACTCTGCGATTTGGTCAATGGCGCCATAACTATCAGTGTATATCATGTCAAATAATTGATGATATTGTGGGAAGTTACTACCTGTAACATTCCAATGAAAGCCATGTGCTTTCAAATAGAAACTTGTATTTGTTGCCAAATAAACTTTTAATGAATCTGCTAGCATATATTCTCCTTATCGTCCTGATGCTTGGCCTACCAATTGATCTGCAATTGGGTTATAACTACTTTGTCCTGTATATGTAATACCTGTACCAACACCGCTGTAAACTTGATCTTCAACCAATTCTTCAATTGAACTTTCATCGGTATCTTGTACATCTGGTACTTGATCGCCAATATCACTGCGATAATCTTCCATTGCTTCTTCTTGGCTTAGTGCTTGGAATTCTGGGCTTAGTAATGGTAGTACTGCTTGTTTATAATCATTAACCTCTTCTGGAGGTGCAAGCATTCCAACTAATTCATTAACAATCATACTTTGAATTATAGGATTATCACCTGCTAATGTTTTTGCTTGATTCATCAACGTTAGTCGATATTCTGTATCGCTGGCTTCATAATCTGTATCATAATGAACTTCACCTGCCCAACGCATATCCATGAAACGTGCGGCAAATGTAAAGATTTGTTCTTCTGTGATTTCCATCAATCGTGCTTTTGCTTGTGCAAGTTTATGTACATTACGTCTTTGCTCAATCATGGATATACCTGATTGTGCTTGTTTAACATTACGACTAATGCCACCCATACCAATTAGTTTTTCTAATTGTTCTAATAAGTCTTGTTGTTTGTCTATGATATGTTGAACATCTTGTGTATCAACACTTATGCTTTCTACTTGACCTTGTACTGCTCGTACAATTGCACCAGCCATTGCAGGAACCTTAACGCCAGGATCTGCACGAATTAATGTTTTGGCAAACATCAAACTTTGGTATGCTTCACATTCTAATTTATAGTGTTCACGTTGTGCGTCACTTGCATTATCAATATCACTAATGCCTACATCAATACGTCTTGGATCTCTACGACCATATGCAATGAATCCTGGGATAGCCATGCCTGCTGGGAACTCACCACTATCAAGTAATACTGCTTCACCTTCACTGTTATCTTCTTTTTCTACTTTATAACTTTCCCAACGACTTGGGTTAACACTATCACCTAAATAATAAATCTTGAAATAATAGCAATCATGTTCTTCAAATTCTTTTACCTTAACATATTGCAATAAC